ATTCAGTATTAGGTGGAGTGCCTCCACGCTATCTACACAGCGTTTCGGAGTCCCTCGGCCTCGATTGATTAGCGAGATAGGTAATAGACCTATCGTGACTGGCCAGAGGAAGGACAGTTCGTGGACCAAATTAAAGAACAGATGGATCAACTCGCAGAGTTAGGCGACGATCAAGTTGTCGAACTTCAGAGTTCAATCTTGAAGCAATTTGAATTGGTTGAGAAAGAAGATCCTACCCCGCAAACAGTCGACGCGATGACGTCACTTGCCGATATGCTCGATGGAGTTAGAAACGAAGTCAAGCGCCGCGAGGCCGCAGCCATAGAACTCGCTCAGCGAGCCACTGAGGCCGCCTCCCGCGTTTACGGACAAGACGGCGAAAAAGAGGAAGAAAACATGGAAGCAAAAACAGAAGAGGCTCCAATGGCAGAGGAAGCACCAGTTGCTCCAATGACAGAAGAAGCACCTGCTGAAGAAGCACCTGTTTCTGACACTCCTGCTCCAATGGAAGAGGAGAAAAAGATGGATGAGGCAGCAGAGATGCCTGTCGCTCCTGAAAAAGAAACTCCTTCTGATATGGAAGAGGACGAGAAAAAGAAAGAGGAAAAAACCATGACCGAAGCGTCTACCGAAGCGGGAAAGAACACAGAGTTCTCAACTGAATCACAAATTGAAACACCAGCACCAGTTGCTGTTGTAGAAGAACCAGTTGTTGCCGCTGCTGAAGAATCAGTAGCACCAGCAGCAACAGAAGAGGCACCAACAGCAGAAGTTGCATCAGCAGAGGCACCAGTTGCCGAAGCAGTTGCAGAGACTGTTGTAGATGCTCCAGTGTCAGCAGAAGCATCTGTTGAAACTGTTGAAGGTGCAGAAGCATCTATTCAAGAAACATCAACCCAAGCAAGTGAACCAACCTTGGTTCAAGAAAATATGGAGGCACCCGTGACCGCCGCTGCAAATGCAGACAACCTCAACATTGAGGTCCCGGCTGACCGCCGTCCAACATCTCGGACATCTGCCGCTCCTGTGGCAATCACAGCGGGTGCAGATATTCCAGGATATACGGCTGGAAGCCCATTAACAGATATGAGCGCTGTTGCTGAAGCAATGGCAAAGCGTCTACATGGCCTACGCCGTGTAAACGGTGGAGATGGAGAACAACACATTGTTGCTTCTGTAACCACTTCATTCCCAGAAGACCGCACTCTTACACAAGATGCTGAATCAAACTGGGCAAAAATCAACGCTGTGACAAGCCCAGAAGCACTTGTTGCTTCAGGTGGACACGCAGCACCATTCGAGACCAAATACGACATTTTTGGACTTGGAACAACAGCACGTCCAGTACGTGATGCTCTTCCTCGTTTCCAGGCTGATCGCGGCGGTATTCGCTTCGTAACACCACCAGTGCTTTCCTCATACGGAAACGCAGTTGGCGTGTGGACAAACGCAGTTGATACAGCACCTGGTACCGATGTTAAAGCAAGCCTCACCGTTTCAGCAGCAGCAGAGCAAACCGTCGCAACAGACGCAGTAACTTTGCAACTACAGTTCGGTAACTTGATGACTCGTGCTTATCCAGAACTCATCGCTCGTCACAACGAGTTGGGTCTGATTCAGCACGCTCGTGAAGCAGAGCAAAACCTTCTTTCAAAGATTGGTACTGCTTCAACAGCAGTTACAACTACTTCCCTAATCGGATTTGGTCGTGACTTCCTAGTACAACTAGGTCGCGCTTCTGCTGCTTACCGTTCACGTCATCGCCTAGAGGCTGATGCACCACTTCGTGCGATTATCCCAGCATGGGTTAAGGACGCGATGGCTGCTGACCTTGCTTTGGCAATGCCAGGAGATTCAACTCTCAACGCATACGCAGAAATCGACGGATACGTTGCTTCTCGTGGAGTCACACTAAGTGCTTCACTAGATCAGAACGTGTTTGGCGCACAATCATCGTCCGCTGCTCTAAACGAGTTCGCAGATTCATTCACTTGGTACCTATTCGCAGAAGGTTCATTCTTGTTCCTTGATGGCGGTACTTTGGATCTAGGAATCATCCGTGATTCTACCCTTGTTGGAACTAACGATTACAAGATGTTTGTTGAAACCTTTGAAGGTATCGCATTCGTTGGCGTAGAAGCACTAGCAATTACTTCAACCATTTCTATCAACGGTGTGGCTGCTGCCCTCCGCGATACAACTGGTGGAGCAACTGCTGCTGCTATTGAGTACTAAGCCGTACCCAGTACTAGAAGTAAATCTTGTAGAGGGAGCGCTCAGCAATGGGCGCTCCCGATACAGAATAAGTAACTAAATTAACTTTTAAGTTAGAAAGTAGAGTAAAGATGGCCTTTACGGGAGTTTTTGAAGCACCGAAGCATATGCCTTCACAGTACGGGCTACTCTCTGTCGCAAAGCCAGAAGCAGGTCCTAAAGAGGATCAATGGATTCGTGGCTTTTCACAAGAGTGGACCACTCAGTATTACTCTGCAAAAAATATTGACGACACAGACACGACACTTATTACTGTTGCAACTAATGCAACCCCTACTCGTTATGACGAGATTAAACCATTTTTTATTGAAGTCGAAGATTACCGCTCAACCCTAGGATTACTTGGCGTTGACCCAATTGAAAGAATTAAGAATCAGTTAGAGGGAATTACACAGCACGCAATTGAAAAAGAACTTTGGGAAGGTGGAGTCCGCATTGGCGAGACTCACACTAACAGAGCACTAGTTAGCCCAGAAGCATCGATTCTAAACTCAGGCACTGCACTGTCTCCTCGTCGAGCACTGGCTCTTCTTGATTTCCAAATTGGCTCAGCATCTCCTTCTGGAGAACAAGGCGTTATTCACATGACTCGTGACGTTGCTGCGTTACTCGCAAGCGACGCTCAGTTGCTTATACATAGTGAAGGTAAAGACCACCTTCAAACAATAAGCGGAACGCCCGTAATTGTTGGTTCTAGTTACACAGGTGCAGGTCCAACTGACGCTGCTGGTGATACAGAGACGCCAACATCTACAAACAAATGGATGTACGCCACTGGTACTGTCAAGGTTATCCTTGGTGATATCGATGTCGTCACTGACACACTGGCACAGGGATACAACGTGTCGGGAAATCAGAATGATATGAACCTTAAAGCAATTCGCCCAGCGGCGGTTTACTTTGACACCTCTATTCACTTAGCAATCAGAGTAGATTTAACAGCGTAAAATAAGAACAAGTAAGACCGACTAAAGGAGAAATCAGTATGGCCACTCAGGACTACGCGGCAAGCGTCCAAGGTGTGGCGATCCGAGTCACCAGACTGGACGCCTCAGGCAACTTACTCACCGAACCAGGTGATAGTTATACAACCTCGGCGTTCCTCCGCGCTTCATTCACACCAGAGTACGAAGAAGGCGATGAAATTGTAGAAAAGTCAGCAGACGGTACAGTCTGTGTTTCTTACAAAGCCCCAGACACTCTAAAGCGCATCACAATGGAACTCGCAATTTGCGAACCAGACCCAGAACTAACAGCACTACTATCAGGTGGTTTGTTACTTCGTAAGAATTTTGGAACTTTTGCTTCACCAGACAACGAAAGCATCGGTTGGGCCGCGCCAGCCGTAGGAGACGATCCTGCTGGAAACGGCGTTGCTATTGAAGTTTGGTCATTCGCAGTAAAGGATGGAAAGCGTGCAACAACAAATCCATACTTCTACTGGGTATTCCCATACGCAAAATTGCGTCAATCAGGTGACCGCGTAATTGAAAACGGTTTACTTGCTAACACATTTGAAGGTTATGGTTTAGGAAACGAAAACTTTGACACAGGTCTAGATGGCCGTTGGGAGTTCCCAATCGCAACAGAGCGTCCATACTCATACGCTCGTGCATCATGGGCACCAACAGGTCTAAAGGGCTTCTACGAGTGGTACGACAACCTATCAGCCGTAGTAAACAACAAGTCTCTTACATCTAACGTAGCAACAATAACTACTGCTTCAGCCCACGGCTTTGAAGCAGGTCAGAGCGTTGTTGTAGCAGGTGTTGATGCCACATTCAATGGTACTTACACAATTACCACTGTTGGAAGCAACACAACCTTCTCTTACGCAAAGGTTGCTACAAACGTTGCTAGTGCTGCTGTATCCCCTGTGGGCTCAGCGGTTCGTCAACGTGGATACACAGCGGTTACAGACTTTGCCTCACAAGGCTCAACAACAACATACAACGTTCCTGGTAACTCAGATTACAACGCTGATGCTGCTGTTGACTTTATTATCGCATCGTCAGAAAACCCAACAGAGTAATTAGATAACTGAGGGCGGACGACGTGCCAGTCGTGTCATTAGCACACATGGTAAGTCGTCCGCTTTTAGTATTTAGGAGACAAAGTGAGCAGTAATCTTTGGACTAACGTAGAAGATTTAGGTAGCGCATATGCTGATTCTGACTACGCTTACGATGCTGTAAAAACTGCTTCCTATTTATTGTGGGGAATGTCTGGCCGCAAATACAGCGGAACAACAACTGTTACAGAACGCTATGTTTCTGTCTACGACCCATACCTTCGTGCTGGTGCATCAATAATGACTTACTCACCAACTCTTATTCAAGGTGAGGTTAAGAACCTAAGAATTGGTGGCTCTGGTCTTTATGGAGACGATGACTACCTAGGTGATGGAACATCATCAAACACTCGTATCCGTCTTCGTGGTCGTAAAGTTGTAAAAATTCATACTGTAAGAGATATTGATGGAAATATCATTGACCCGTCTCAATACTATTTAGTAGAGCACTCAACTCTTTTAGCAACACCTGGAGCCACTTGGACTCCATCAAACGTAGAGGTTACATATACCTACGGAACTCCTCCTCCAACAGCAGGTAAAAACGCTGCTCGTATGTTGGCTATTGAACTTGTAAAACTTTATGAAGGCGATGACACTTGCGCCCTACCTCAACGTGTTACTTCTATTTCTAGACAAGGTATTTCTTATACAGTACTTGACAATCAAGATTTTATTGATGACTTGCGTACTGGACTATACGCTGTTGATTTATTTTTGAAAACTTCTAACCCAGATAAAGCCCGTGCTCGTGCTCGTGTATTTAGTCCAGATGTTCCTAAGGCTCGTCGCATTACACCAAAGCCTTTCTTGTATACAGAAACAGCATTTGACCTAAGAGTCTTGCCAACAGGTGGAAGTGTTGTACTTTACTTAGATGAGGTAAGTGGAGATTTCTTACTAAACGACAATGCTTGGGTAGTCTCTATGACTGTCTCTGATTACACAGGATCTAAAACCGAGACTTTCACTGGCGCAGCCGTGTTGAATCGTGGAACTGAAAAGATAACTATTACAGTTAACTATTCAGACATCCTCGCTGTGCTGGGACCAAGAGAACCAGGTGTATACGATATTTACTGCACTAGACCAAGTTTGGCAAACCCTGCTGTAGATGAGGTAATCAATCTTCTTACAGCAAATGCATCAATCCAACTTGGAACAAGAGTAGAGCCTATCTACACCTTGTAGAATTTACGTAAAAGACGAAAGAGAGACATAAGTGGCAACACCTATAAATAAGGCATCTGTTAGCAGTAATGCTAAAAATCTTGCTGTATTTTTGCAAGCAGTCTTAGACCAAGTTGTTTCTTCTTATGCTTCTTACAATATGCCTTTGCCTTCTAGAAGGTATTACACCTTAGGACAACCAGCAGTCGACTGCGAACAACTTGTTGTTTCATTTATTCAGATGTATGTCGGCTCTCCAGGAGATGAAGCAACAGAACCCCGCCGTTGCCAAGACCCTCGAAGCGCGACAATCAACGTTTCTATCTCTAGAGAAGTGCCAGTCGTTGGTCAAAATGGAAGACCACCATCAGCAGACAACATTGAATCTTTCGCTGAGATTTCAGCATACGATGCTTGGATTTTATTAGACAGCGCTGCTCAATTAGATACCTGGGAACCGTCAGGTTTTGGTATGGGAGTAATTGCAACTGTAGAAGTTCAGGCACCAGAAGGCGGATTTCAAACCGTAGTTCTTACATTGACAGCGGCGATTCCATAAAATGGCAACAGTAATTATTAGAAAAGCAGAACTAGATTTCATGCTCAATAATCCATCTGGTGATGTCGGAAGATATTTAGCAAAAAAAGGAAGAATAGTTCAGGCTGCTGCTAAGTCTCAGGTTGGAGTACGAACTGGAGCACTTCGTTCCTCTATTCATATGCGCCACCTTCGTGATTCTAGAGGTCAATTTGTAAAAATTGGCTCATCATTGAACTATGCACTACTTCACCATGAGGGAAGTAAGCCTCATCTAATCGTTCCCAACAGGGCAACGGTACTTAGGTTTGTTAACAGGGGCCGTGTGGTCTATGCCCACGCAGTCATGCATCCTGGAACAAAGGCAAATCGCTATCTTACTGACAACCTAAAGTTGGTAAAATAGTTAGTAATTTACTATGCCAATAGTAAATAAAGACATACGAGAAACGAGGATAAACAAAGATGACAAATCCGAGATTTAGGGATTTTGGTGCTGGTGACAGCATTTCAGAACCCCTTTCTTTCAAACTCCATGGGGAAGAGTTTCACTGCAAGCCAGCACTCCAAGGAAAAGTTCTTTTGGACATGGTTGCTACTGCCCAGTCGGGTGCTGAAAGCGCTATTGCAAACAACCTAATTGAAACTTTTTTTGCAAAAGCACTTATTCAAGAAAGCCTTGTTCGTTTTGAGGCCTTACTACAAGACCCAGAAAAAATCGTAACTGTAGAAACGTTAGGAGAACTTACTTCCTGGTTAGTGGAGCAATACTCAAGCCGCCCTACGCAGGGGCCAGGGGACTCCTTGAGTGGGCAGTAGACCTTTGGCCTTATGTCAACGGGAAAGCACTAATGAGCGGCCTACAGATTTCTGAGTTGTCTTCTTCTGAAATGTTAGACGTTATACACGTCTTATTTGAAGAAGATTACACTAGCGCTGTTAGTGGAGAACAAGTTGACGCAAAGAACAAGATTAGAAAAATTATGTATAAAGAGTTCTATGACAGAACTTATACATATGGCGGAGGTTCAAACGATTACTCTGAAGAGCCTTTAGGGTCTCAGGTGGATTACAGCGATGTAACTCCATTTGATCCAAAAAAGGCAGCAGTAAAGCCGTTTGTTCCTGCTACAGATATTAATGAAAACTCTCCAAAACCATTTGGAAAAGTATTAGACGGCCCACTGGGCTAAGAATGTCGGGAGGTGATGGTACGTGGCAGTTGTAGGTGATGCATATGTGGTTGTTCGGGCCATCACCACTGGCGTTGAAAAAGATATTAAAAACGCTTTTAATGGTACTGATCGTATTGGTGAAAATGCTGGAGATCGTGTCGGTAGGTCTTTTGTAAAAGGCTTTATGCGTGGTGGCGATGGCAGAAGTATGTTTTCCAACATTATTAGCCAAGCCACTGCTGCTAGAGAAAGATTTACTTCTTTAACTAGAGCAGGATACGCACTTGCCCCAGCCTTAACTGCCCTTGGTGGAATTATTGGTTTACTTGGCACAGGTCTACTCTCTCTTGGTTCAGTTATAGCCGCTGCGACAGCGCCTGCTTTTTATGTTCTTGCACAAAGTGTTACTGCTGTTGCTCAAGCGGCGATTACTCTTAAATTAGCATTTTCTGGAGTTGGTAAAGCAATCCAGGCTGGAAGTAAAGCCAAAAAGGCTGGAGCAGACAGAGCAAAAGCACTTGAAAAAGCAGAAGATAGGCTTACTAAAGCACAAAGGGCTCTAGCAAATGCTTATGAAGATGCAGCAACTAGAGAAGTAAAAGCAAAGAAGACAATTACAGATGCAGAAAAAGAACTTTCTAAAGCCCGTGAACAAGCAATTGAAGATTTACAACAAATTGGTTTTGAGTCAGAAGATGCCGCTATTGCTGAGCAAAAAGCAGCAATTGAACTTGAAAAAGCCCGTGAAACTCTTGCTCGTGTCTCTGACCTTCCACCAAACTCTCGTGCTCGTAAAGAAGCAGAACTGGCGTTTGCTCAAGCAGATTTGAATTATAGAAAAGCCATTGATGCAAACAATGACTTAAAAAAGACAGAAGCAAAGAACGCTGAACTTGCTAAAAAGGGTCCCCAAGCCCTTATTGATGGTCAAGAAAATGTTGTTAATGCTTTGGCGTCAGTAGATGATGCTACAAATGCTTATAACGAAACAATAAAAGACAATGAACGTTCAATTCTTAGTGCCACTGAGGCACGAGACGAAGCGGCAGAAGCCGTAGATGATATAAAAAATAACAAAGATGCGACAGATGCCTACGCCGATGCTCTAGCAGAGTTATCAAAAGAGGCAAGAGCATTTGCTGAGTATATGGTTAACACTTTTATACCAGCCCTTAAAGACTTAAAAGCAGCAGCAGGTGAAGAACTATTTCCAAAGTTAGAAACCGCTCTAGAAAATCTTAGAACTAAATTATTCCCGGCGCTAATCCCGCTCCTTAAGGAGACTGGCGGAGTTATCGGCGACATCGCTGTAAAGTTCTCTGAAGCAGTAACAAAGGGAGAGAATCTAGAAAGACTAGAAAGAATTTGGAAATCTAACGACAAAGTATTGAAAAATTTTGGTGATGCTTTAGTTAGTCTTTACGAGAACCTGCTAATTATTCTTGACAACATTAGCCCTCTTACAGAAGAATTTTCTGCGTGGATTGCTGCTGTAACTGCGGGTTGGACAGAAACCCTCAAGGCTGATGAAGCCTCTGGAAAACTTAATGAAAAATTTCAAACTGCTAGAGGAATCCTAAAAGACTTAGGTAAAATTATTGGAAACACTTTTGGCGGACTAGGCAAAATTATTGCTGCCAACGTTGGTCCAGGCAGTGGTGGTCAGTTCTTCCTAGACTATCTCAAAGAGGTTACTGGCAGATTTAAGAATATAACCGAAATTGATGGAAGACCTCTAAAAGACTTCTTTTTAGATGCTGCTGAAAACGGCACTAGATTATTAGACTTAATTGGAAATATTCTTGGTGGATTTATTGGCCTGGCTGACAACGAAGGACTTGGAATTTTTCTACTTCAACTTAATGATGTAGTAGACATATTCCAAGAAATTGGCGAAAATCTTGATGCTTCTTTGCCATCATTTGGAAATTTCTTAATTCAGTTTGCAACATTTGTCGCTTTAGTTACAGAGAGCGGCTCAATTACAATATTTTTTGATACTCTTTCCAAAGTATTAGGAAAAATAAATGAATTTTTAGCAAGCGATTTGGGTCAAAAAATATTAAACATATCTGCTCAAGTCTTGCCGCTACTAGCAGCCATTGGTCTTATTGGTAGCGTTGCAAAATTTGCCTTTTTAGTTGTTCTTGGAGGAATTGTAAAACTAATTACCCCATTTATAACATTAGGCACTGTTATATTTAATGCATATAAGGCTTTTATGGGTTTGAAGATTGTTATGCTACTTGGTGCTGGACCTGTTTTAGCAATTGTTGCAGGGATTGCCGCTTTAGTTGCAATTGTTGTACTTTTATTTACAAAAAGTGAAAAACTTAGAGAAGCGTTTATGCTTCTTATAGATGGCGCTCTTGGTGCTCTTAAGGGAGCCTTTAATGACATTATGGGAGCAATTGACAGCATAATGCCATCAATTAGAAGTGTTGGTGAACTTTTTGAAAGCGTTGGAAACTTCTTAGCAGTAACCCTTGTTCCTATTTTAAGTTTTATTCTTGTTAGAGCCATTGGTGTTCTTTCTGGAGCAATTCAAAAAGTTATTTATGTTATTGGTGGAATTATTGAAGCCTTCAAGGCTGTGTGGTACTTTGTAAAGGGTATCTTCCAACTCCTAACAGGTAACACCGAAGGTGCTGCCGACTCTATGAAGAAGTCTTTCTCGGCAGCATTTAGTGCTATCAAGAATGTGATTAAATCAATTGTTGCTCCTTTCACTGGAGTAATCAACGCAATCTCAGATGCTTGGAATAATTCTGTAGGTAAACTTAGTTGGACTATCCCTAAATGGGTGCCAGGTATTGGCGGAAATACCTTTAGTGTCCCTAAACTACCTCGCATTAACTTAGCAAATTTTGCCGAAGGTGGAACTGTATTCCCTCAAACAGGCGGAGTAATTGCTCGTGTTGCTGAAGCAGGTAGACCAGAGCGTATTGAGCCTTTAGACCCAGAAGGTTTGTCAGTTAGAGATAAAGCAATCATTGACAGACTTTCTGGTGGTGGTGGAAAGGGAGTTGTTATAAATGTTCATCCATCTGAAGGCATGGACGAGAGAGAACTAGCAGCAATAGTTTCTCGTCAGATTGCTTTTGCAACTCGTAGGGGAGCAGCATAATGTCATTGACACAAGCGGAAGAAAATAATTATGTAGACCGCTCGCTCATTCCGCTACCGCAACCGCACCTAACAGGTATGAAGTTGCAGGAAGACATCTCGCTCAACGAGTTTGTTTTCAACAGGGTAGATGAGTTTGGCGTTGTTTGGGTCATTACAAATATTGAAGGATGGTGGCAACACCCTGCACCAGATGTTCCAGATATCAGACGCGGCTGGGGAGATGGCTCTTACGACGTTAAGGGTCGCTACAACGCTAGAGATATTACTCTTGAGGGTGTAATTCTTACACCTAACCCAAGCCTACTTGCTGCTGCTAGAGCACGATTTATTGCTGCTACAAACCTTGTCTATTCGGGAGGATGGTTAAAAACAGATGAAAACCCTACTAAGGCTTGCTGGGTTAGACTCAGTGGAGAGCCAAAGATTGAAACAGTCAATGCTCGCGGTAGAACTGAGTTTTCCATTGGTCTTCGCGCTGCTGACCCAATAAAGTATCAGTGGAATGCGGCAAATGAAAGTGGCTATTTTGAACAAGAGATTCTTGCTAAATCAGTAAGCCCTTCTCGCACAGGCTCCGCTGTTATTACAAATAGTGGTGATTACCCTGTCAGTACATATATAACAGTTGTAGGACCAGTTGTTGGTCCAGCAGTTATCTCTAACGAAACAAATGAAGAGTTTATTACTATTACTGGAACCCTTCGTGCTTTGACAACAAAAACTATCAACAACCGAGGAATCACAGACAACTTAGTCACTATCGGCACAACTGCGGCTCATGGGCTGACTGCTGGAGATTCTGTAACTATTAGCGGACTAGGTGCTCCATACGACGGAGTGCAGATAGTTGCTAGTGTTGTTGGCTCAGAGTCTATTTCTACTCAATTTACTTTTGAAGTTAGTTCAGGAAATGTTGCATACGGTGCTGGCTCTGGCTCACTTGTTTATGGACCTGACCTACTTGAGATTGATACATACAACAGAACTGTCTACCTCAATGGTCAATACTTTGGAGCACGAACAAAACTTGAGGTCTACAACGACTGGGTTACTCTTTCCCCTGGCGCAAATACAATTCTTTATTATGACAATGGAGCAGCCTCTGCTTCGGCTTCAAAAATTACAGTTGAATACAGGTCTGGCTGGCTAGGCTAAAAACAACAAAACAAAAGGAAAAAGTGACATGGCAACGAATGAAGTAACACCAGCGGATTATCGCTACTACACTGTTGATTTGCTGACCAACAATGTAATTGCTGAAATCCCTTTTACTGGCGTTTCCTATTCTCGTGCTCTTAGCAAGGCTGGCTCATTTTCTGGCGATATTCCAATGATTGATGCCACTTCCTCTTTTAATCTTTATGAAACAACTATGCCTGGAAAGACAGCACTCTATGTATTGCGTAACGGAGTCTGTGTGTGGGGCGGAATTATTTGGTCTCGCTCATACTCTCCAGCAAACAAAACCCTGACTATTGATGGTCAAGAGTTTATAAGTTACCTCTATCACCGTGCTGTTTGGCAGACTCTTTACTACGGCTCAGAGGGCGTCTACTGTTCTAAGTATCAAGCAGGATCTGGTACAGCAACTGTATTTACAGATGTAGACCACGGCTTTGCTATAGGAGACAAAGTAAGAGTTGCGTCCCTCAATCCAGCAATTAATGGAGACCACACCATTACTGCAACTCCATCTTTAGCAAGTTTTAGTTTTGCTAGCGCAGCGACTCTTGCCTTGAGTCCATCAAGTACGGGACTGGCAAGAACTATCGTTGATTCTTACGAAGTTGTACGAGATATTTTAGGCTGGCTTTCTGATGATTTTGGTGATAACCAATTTATCAATGATGAAATTAAGCCAGCAAGTGAAATTGAATACTCAATTGTAAATAAGGCTATGACAAGTGGCTTAGCAACCCTTACTACATCTCTGCCTCACGACCTTATTGAAGGACAACTTTTAGAGATTATTGATGTCGATGCTGCTATTGATGGATACAGAATAATTACATCTATACCTACCTCTACAAGTTTTACATTTCAAGTAGAAGGAAGTAGTGCAAATGTGGCTTCTGCTGCTACATCTGGTCTTTCTACATATAACGTAACCGCAAAAGCCATAGTAAATAATCTTTACTCTGTAACCAATAAACTTGCCTCAAACAACATTGTTACTCTCACAACTAATGCTGCTCATAATTTAGTTCCAGGAGATGAAGTAAGCATTGCTAAGGTGGACTCCAACCTCAACGGAACATATACTGTTCTTACCACCCCTGCTGCTAATACTTTTACATACGCAAAAACAGTAACTAATATTGCATCTACCGTTGTAACTGGCGGTGAGGCTTCATACAAGACTGCTGTTCTTGTGACCTCTACAAATCACGGACTTAGCGCTAGAAAAACTATTGTTGTTGATATAGATGATGCAGCGTATGACGGTGTAAAAACAGTGTCAAGTATTGTAGATGCTACGACTTTGAAGTTTACTCTATTTAGCACGCTCACCGCAGCAACAGAGAGTGTCTTTGGCGGAACTCTCAAGTGGGGCTCACGGGCTGTTGCTGGTACTTATGGTTCATACTCTTCTAACTCCAGTATTGGAATTGACACTACTAACAATTTGAGCGGAAAGTATCTTGGAGCAACCCAGCAGGTCTTTAGAGGCTCTGAGTTGAAGTACTTTGGAGAAATCCTCGAAGACTTTGCTAAGAATATTGACGGTTTTGAGTATAGGATTGATTGCGACTTTACTAACGATGAGTTTACTCGTACATTTAGATTTGTTCCTTTTATCCCGCCTCCACAAAAAATCAATGTTGTAAATAAGCAACTTACATCTAATATTGCTACTTTGACAACTGAAGGCGCTCACGGGCTAGAAGTAAATGAAGAAATTGTTATTGCTGATGTTGGTTTGAACTTTAATGGAACCTATGTTGTTTTATCAACCCCAACTTCTAACACCTTTACATATCAGTCATATGGCAACAATGTTCCCTCTACTGCTTGTTTAGGTTCTATCGGCTCTGTTCATCCGCTTAGTGTGCTCGGCGCAGACCAATATGTTTTTGAGTACCCTGGAAACATTCTTGATTTCAAGGTAGACGAAAACGCTGAAGATTCAGCGACTCGTATGTGGGTTAGCGGAAACAATGATGGATTAGATGGAGAAGCAAGTCAGCCATACGCTGCGGCAACCTCAACAGATATGCTTGCTGGTGGATGGCCAGTTTTAGATTTAATTGAAGAAAAAAATGATGTACAAACTTCTATTGCAGGTGAAGCAGCCTTATACGACTACGCAAAAGAATTTTTAGATGAAGCACGACCACCAGAGGCAACCTTTACTATAGAAGTAAATGGATCTATCAACCCTGTTGTTGGTGATTACTTGCCAGGAGATTGGTGCTCTATTATTATTGATGATGAGTTTGTTCGACTTCGTTTAGGTAGCGATTTAGAGCCACGAGGCGACATCATTGTTAGAAAAATTGTTGGCTATAAGGTGAGCGTGCCAGACACTCCAACCTTCCCAGAAAAAGTATCATTAGAACTTATTAGTGAGTGGAAGGAGGACAGAAAGAATGCCTAGTAGACGCCGTTCCCGTAATAAAAACTTAGGAAATAACCTTGCTGATGTTCAGCGCAGATTGCGTAATATGGAGCGCAGACCTGTCCGCACAAAACTCCAAAACAGAGTTGTAACTACCGCTGCTATTGCTGTCAATGCTGTTGGTCCAGATGAAGTAAGTTTTGGTACAACAGTTATTACAGATGCCGCAGTAAACACTATTGAAAACCCAAAAGATGGTCTTTTAGTTATCAATGAGACCGCTGGAACTACCTCTGTTTACTCAGAAGAACAAAAAGACTACATACAACTTCCAGCGGTAGATGATGACGCTAGAACAGTAGCAAACGGCAAAAACACAATTTACTACCAAAACAGCGCACCTTCAGGGGGAACATATGCTGTAGATGACACATGGTTTGATTCTGATGATGGCTACAAAATGTATACCTGGACTGGTACTACTTGGTCCGGGTTTCAACTAGGAAACAGCGCTATAGCAGAAATCTCTGCTACAAAAATTACCGCTGGGTCTTTGGCCGCTGGGGTCATTGTTACATCTAACCTAAGTGCTGGTCAGATTACTACAGGCTCTCTCAGTTCTGCGGTAATTGCAACTACAGCCCTGAATGCAAACAATATTACTGCTGGAATTATTTCTGGTATTACACTAAAAACATCTGGAACTGGTAGAAGAATTGAAATAACAAATGAAGATGACTTAATTTTTTATGATGCCGACTCTAGAGTAGGAACTGTTACACCGATTGCGGAAAACTGGAATCCTGAAGAGGATGGAACTATTATTATTAATGATGGAATTATGATTTATGGAGGACCAGACGCTGTATCTCAGGGTGGTCAGAAATTTCCATCATATGTTGCTACTGACACTGGTCTTTCTATTTTTGGTAGCAATAAAAACTATATGGAATTTGATGCATCGTCTGTTAGAACATATGGAGAATATTCACTAAATCAGGCTGACATTATTTCTCTAAATTCTGGATATGCCCCAACTCCTGGCGATTGGTATGTTGAAATTAATGGTCCACTTGTTTTTAACCGCAATCAAGATGAGGGCCCTCTCTCTGAAGGTTCTGGACAACCGCCATCAGATGGTCACACTTTTGGACAAATAGTATTTAGATATACCTAAAAGAATATAACAAAGGACAAAGACAAAAGATGCCTATATATCAATGGGACAACGATTCATGGCGAAACATCAACAGTGTTTGGATGTGGGACAACGATTCCTGGCGTCAGATTAATAGTGGCTGGATGTGGGACAACGATTCTTGGCGTCAACTTTTTTCATCTGGAACTTTTCAACCTGAAATTAGAAACACTTCTGGAGACGCAATAAGTAACTCATCTGTTGGAAACACTCTTGTCGGCTACCGTGGCTCAAATGTTTCTGGAACATATACTTTTGCTTGGCAGTATCGTATTGGCACAAATGCTGCTAATGGTTGGTTTAATCAGGGAGGCACTGGAGCAACTGGAACTCTTACAGGAGGAACCTTAACTACTAACTATGTAACTGATAGTTCAGACTTGGCTGCTATTGAGACTGCTGCATATAGTTATACGTTAAATATGAGATTTAGAGTAACTAAATCTTCAGAAACTGTAAACAGCAACGTTGTAAGAATTAGAAAACGCACCCCTGTCAGACTTGTGAACGTAGCAAGCGGCGCTAGAGGATTTAACAGTTTTGCTACAACATATAACGCACTTACAAATGAGCCTTACCCAACTGACAGAATTGATTTTTGGTCATCAACTGCCTGGCAGTCAACTACAACCATAACTAATGACACACGCCCTGATTACTATATTTTTACAATAGCAACTGGTACTGGTACATATATAAGAGACTCAAGAACTCTTGACTCATCAAATCCAAGAACGCCAACAAATTCTGCTAGGTACACAGTTCAAAATGGAGATATTGGAGAAACAATTAGAGTAACTATAGTCGCTTACAACAGTTCAACTGGCTCACCTGTTACAGCAACTACAACTACACAAATTGTAGATAACGGACTTCTAAAAGCACCAACCAACTTAATTCTTTCAGAGTCAGACTCTAACCCTGGAAAACTTGATTTACGCTGGAATCCTTCTTTAGGTGGTAATGACAATACGATTACATATACGTGGCAGATATACAGAAATGATGTTTTTATTGATTCTGGCTCTACCACTTCTGGCGGTAATCCAATAGTTGCATTCTATCCAGCCGCTTCAGGCGTATTTGTTACAACGACTGGTAATTATAAATTTAGAGTTGTTGCTGTTCAATCTGGCTCAAGTACTGTTACCTCTGGATTTTCAAACACTGTCAACGTTACTGCTCCTGGAACATTTACAATAAGTCTTACTAATAGAACCTCTGATTTAGGTCAGCCTGTTGCTTTTACTATAGACCCATTTGAAGAAAGCACAACTATTCTTAATAGGTATAACACCAGTTGGAGTTCTGCTGGTACTAGAGTTACAAATTATGATTCTCGATGGACTAGACCAGATGGCACTTTTTCAGACTACGACAATGACTTAAATAGAACAGACTCTTGGGGTATTTTTCAAAGTGGCACTCACAGCCTAAGAGTTACAGCAACAAATGACAGATATCAATATATAAGAATTGATTGGACAGCAGCAACAAATGCTGGAAGTTATAGGCTTGTATATCGTTTATACAACAACCCTAGAGGCTCTGGTTTTCCTGGTTCAAATATTACTGTAAATTTTGATTCATCAACAACTTTTTTTGATCTTGCCCTTCTTGATAATGATTTGTATTGGCAAGTAGAGGTAGTAAGTGTCACTGCTTATAGATTTGCTGACCAAATCGGTCCTTCAAGAGTAGTAACAGGCTCAACTACCTCTAATACTCAAGTTGTTGCTACTAGGGCTGTTACTAGAAGCCAAAGTCTGACCTTCATTACTGTAAGTGCTGGAAGTGTGACTATAAGTGGTACACCTGAAGTTTTTGAATTTCTTACATATTCACTTTCTGGTTGGACACCCGCTGCTTCAAACTCTGAGTGGTCGTTTGAGCATACCTGGGGCAGAACAAATCTTGAAAGTCAAACAGCAAACACTTATACAAAAGGCAGCAACTCTTCAATAATCCCTGCTGGTGCGGATATTGGAGAAAATATTCTTATCCGTGTTAGAGGAACTTTTAGAGGAACGACTACTTCTTATGTATTTGACTCTTCTCCCACGATTCTTCCGTACCCTCCTACATACACGTTAACAAATAATTTTGACCTTACATTTACAATTAGTGATTTGACTTCTAATGGTGCTACAAGTTACTTTGGAACATACACTGGTGGAAGTATTATAAACACGTCTTTATCAGTCAACACCACAGTTTCCGTTGCAACTGAAGGAACTAAAACCGTGTCTTTGTTTGCTAGATTAAGAAAAACAATTAGTGGCGTTTCTCAACTTTTTGATAGCGCTAGGTCTAGAACTCAAACAATCAACGTTCAAGAAATCTCAGCCTTTAATTGGACCCCTTCTGATACAACTGTTACGCCTTCAACTCCAGGAGTAGTGACTGTTACATTTAGTAATAATGCAGTTAATTTGGACTGGGCGGATGCAGCAAATGCTACTGAATACACAAGCACAATTAGTGGTGGAACTGAAGGATTTAGAACTTTTAATACAAATTTTTCTACCGATTCTTGGACTATTACAAATGGTGGAGTTGCTTACTCTGGAAGTGTTAGATCAAGAAATACTGATGGAAGAATTCTTATTGACTGGCCAGCAGTATCAGGAGCATCTAGTTATAGAGTTTTATTCACTATAAGCGGAACCACTTCAAATGTACTAACTACATCAACATCGTACACAATTACAACAACAACTGGAACTGCTATTTCTAATATCAGAGTTAGAGCATATGCCAACAGTGGTGGTACTGGAGTCTTTAGAGAGGGCTCTGCTGTACCATTTCCCACTACACAAACGCCACAGCCAAAAACATCTGGTCTAAGAGAGTGGAGTGGTACATCTCTTTCTGCTCCAGCAACCCCTACAGGACTCTCTGCTACTGCAACAAGTACTTCTTCTGTAAGCCTTTCTTGGAATGCTGCCGCTAGAGCATCGACCTATGAGTGGTATTGGAATATTAGTGGAACCACACCTACTACACAGGGTGCTGACTTTTCTGGAATTACTGGCACAACTGCCACGCACAGTGGTAGAACATCAGGTACAACTTACTACTACTGGGTAAGAGCAAGAAACTCTATTGGAGTAAGCGGTTGGTCTGCTCGTGATTCTGCTACTACTTTTGTAGCAGTCCCTTCAACCCCTACAGGAGTTAGCGTTAGTGGTGGTGGTCTTGTTACTTGGAATGCCTCTGCTGGAGCGACTTCATACACCGTTCGATATCAAAGCGCTGCTACTAACACTGGAGGAAGTCCTAATACTGCTGTTGCTCAAAACGTAGGAAACACTACAAGTTTTACAATACCTTTTGTGTCTGGAAAACTTTGGAGAAGAGCCCAAGTTCTTGCTACCAACAGCGCTGGAAGTTCTGCCTACTCTGCATTTACGGCCTGGTCATAAATATGCTAACTAATCAAGAAAAAATAGATTTTTTGTTAGGTAAATTGTCAAACATAAATTTGGTAATAGAGCATACAGAGAGTAATCCAGAGATCGAAGGAAAGCCCTCGAAGGAGTACTACTTGACTCGATACCAAGCAGAAAAAGCAGCAATACTGCAAAAACTAGAAGAATTAGGCTATCAAGCCTAAAAACCTATAGATAGCAAAGTGCTATCATAGAACCCTAAGAAGGAGAAAAAATGCCAGAGACATATACCTACTTATCAGATGAAGATAAGCAGAACATCATCACCAATCACATTCGCAATTTAGAGTACACCATGTACAACAACGAGGTGTCAATTATTGCTCTTACAGGTATTGATGGTTCTACAGAACAAATTGATACATTGGAATCAGAAAACGACACTGTTAGAGGCAAAATCACGGCTCTAAAAGCCTTAATGTCTTAGTAGAGGACTCTAAATGACTGACGCTAATGACAGTAAAGACTTAGTAATTATTGCCTTACGGCAAAGAATTGGTGAGTTGGTTCAGAACTATGAGTACGCTGTTGCTACTCTTCGTGCTGATATAACAAAACTAGATACCATTAACAAAGACCTTGTTAAAAGGCTAACCCCTCAACCTGAGACGCCTAAAGAATTTCCATCTGTCTCAGAATTACTGGAAGAGAAGAATGTTTGAGATAAAAGACGGCTCACGAACACTACAGTTCAATGGTAGGTTATTAGGAGAGTCTTCTTCTTGGCGTCGTGGCTCAACCAGATGGATTGAGTTTGCACTGTATCGGACAGAGAATGGTTCTTACATTTTGTCCCGTATTGGTGTATCTTTAGTATTTCACGGCGCTGCTTGTCCTTTAGTAAAGCAATACTTTTTAGTAGAGGGAGAGCCTGAAGATTTAGATACAGATGCAATCCCCTGCGATATCTGTAAACCAGTAAGGTCGCTACCAATTGTCTTTCCAGAAAAGTATCGCTACTGGGCTCAAGTAAGTGAAGACCCTAAACCAGTCTTAGATGCTCTTTACAAATACGACCAAGGTGGGGCAAGATACCTAACTAACGTCGCACAGAGGTTGCTAGAGCGAGCAGCAGAGAATGATGAGAAGATAGATGCAGTCTACAGAGTCGAGATGATTCCGTAACAATCTGAAAGAAGGACCAAAAGACAAATGACAAAAGGACTTGATGGAATTCAAGTCACCCTTGTTGATTCAGTAGAAAAAGCAAACGAGTTTATTAGTTGGCTTGGCGAACGCAGACCGCATAACGCAATCGCTATTGATACTGAAACAGGAGAAAGACCAGGGCGACCACGAGAAGATGCACTCTCTCCTTGGCATGGCGACTTACGCCTTGTTCAAGTTGGTGATGGAATGCATGGCTGGTCAATTCCTTGGCAAGAATGGTCTGGTGTTTTTTATGAAGCAATGGATAAGTTTGATGGACCAATTGTGTGCCACAACATTGCATTTGAAGCGAAGTGGTTTGCTGTTAAGTCTCATTGGGAACTTCCTTGGCATCGTGCACACGACACAATGATTATGGCTCACCTTATTGACCCTTTAGGTCCTGGTGGACTCAAGCCGCTATCTGCAAGACTTATTGATGGACAGGCTGCTCACCTTCAAGACAAGTTGGATATTGACCTTACAAAAAATGGCTGGACGTGGGGAACTGTTCCTACAAACTTTGAGCCTTACTGGTCTTATGGCGCTCTAGACACCATTCTCACAATGCGTCTTTGGGAAAAGTTTTATGAGAAGTGTGGCCCTGGTCAGCCTTATCACAAGGCGTATGAGATTGAAATGGCTGCTAGAAAAATCGTTACTCGTATGGAAATCAATGGCGCTCGTGTTGACCTTGAATACTCTAAGCGTAAGTACCAAGAACTTATTGACTACACCGAATCTGTCAAAGATTGGGCAAATAAAACTTATGCTGGAACAAGCATTACTAGCAACATTCAACTTGTTCGTTTGTTTGAGAAACTTGGCGCAGAGATTATTGAATACACTCCTTCTGGACAAAAATCTGCCAGCAAAGACCAATTAGCCTTTCTTGCTATCAATGGAAACGATGAAGTAAAAAATCTTGCCGACATAGTTCTCAAGCAACGCAAAGCAGATAAACTTGCTAACACATACTTCCTCAACTTTATCAATAAAAATGTTGATGGAATCTTGCACCCTTCCGTAAAGACTTTAGGTGCTCGCACATCTCGTATGTCAATCACAGACCCTGCGCTACAGACTCTTCCTAAGGGTGATGACACGGTGCGTCGTGCTTTTATTCCAAAAGATAAAGACCACGTCATTATTACTTCAGACTTAGACCAAGTTGAGTTTCGTATGTTTGCATCTTTGTCTAAAGACCCAAACCTCATCACACTGTTTAATCGTGCTGATGAAACTGGCTCTGACCCCTTTACAGAAATTGGTCGTGAGGTTTATCAAGAACCAGAAATGACTCGTTCAGATAAACGCAGAACTCTTATCAAGGGAATGGTTTACGGACGTCTTTATGGCGCTGGTGTTGCTAAGCAAGCACTTACTGCTGGAGTTGCTGAAATGCAGATGAAGGCGGTCTCAGATGCTTTTGATAGGCGATACCCAGGAATGATTAAGTTCCAAAAAGAGATTGAACATCTTGGCGCAACTCGTGAGCGCAATGAAGGTCAAGGCTACATTTACACATGGACTGGTCGTAAGATTCCTTGCGATGAAGGTCGTGTCTATACTCTTATCAATTATCTTATTCAAGGCGGTGCTGCTGAAGTTTTCAAGAGTAATCTTATAAAACTTGATCAAGCAGATTTGACTGAGCATTTGATTGTTCCTGTACACGATGAAATTGTTCTTCAAGCACCTCGTGAAGATGCTGAAGAAATCAAGAAGATAGTTCAAGAATGTATGACAACAACAGACGGATGGGATGTTCCACTTACTGCTGGAATTGACGGTCCACTAGAGACGTGGGGAGATAAGTACTAATGTATGTTCTTTCAGTAGACCCAGGAAAAATGAGTGGTGTGTGCCTTCTTGAATGGTCAGGAAATGAAGATGACCTGCCAGTTGTTAAATTTTCAGTTGAAGTAGATGATGCTGGATATGCCAGCCCAATTGAAATTGCGCTACATCAATGGAGATCCTATGATTCTTTTATGGTCGTATGTGAACGCTTTACTATTACAGCACAAACTGTAAGAAATTCGCAAGCGCCATACAGTCTTGAGCAAATAGGAATTCTCAAGCATATGTGTAGAGTAAACGGCTATAAGCCTGAAGACATCACTTTTCAGGCTCCTGTAGACGCTAAAACAATGTTTACAAATGAAAGTCTCAAGAAGATTGGGACTTGGCATAAAGGCGGGGAAGGGCACGCAAATGACGCTATCCGACACGCCCTGCTAAAACTGGTTAAAAGTGGTTGGAAGCCAAAAGTTCTGCTAAAATAGTACGGTCTTGAAAAAGTAAAAAACTATTTTTTCTGGTACCGTATGTTCTAAGTACATAATGACGGTTGGGGGTTGTAGTGACAGTATCTGTAGATATAGATAACGGTGGGGAACACATCCTTATTACCGCTGAGTGGCGCCTCAAAGAACTCTGTAAGAGCCTTCCAGGAGCCTCCTGGAGCCCTTCTGACCAGGTTTGGAGAGTTCCCCTAAGTTGGACAACCTGTCTCGCTCTACGCTCTACATTCCGCAATGACCTAGTTATTGGACCAGCCTTATCTGAATGGGCTGCTAATGAAGTAACCACCAGAATCAACCCTTCTAATGCTTTTAGAGAGTTAGAAACCTTTGAAGGCGATGAAATCCTTTTCCCTCACCAAAGGGCTGGCGTTGAGTTTTTAGCAACAGCCAAACGAGCCCTACTAGCCGATGAGCCTGGCTTAGGTAAAACAGCACAGGCTATCCGTGCCCTCAAGATGCTCCACGAAAGAGGAGAAGAAATCTTTCCAGTTTTGATTGTCTGCCCTAACACTTTGAAAAAGAACTGGGCTAGAGAATTTACGAAGTGGTGGCCTGAGGTTCCAACACAGGTAATCAAAGGCTCTGCGGTTCAACGCAAACGTCAGTTTGAAGACCCAGCGCAAGTATTTATTATCAACTGGGAATCTCTTAGAACCCACTCACGACTAGCACCTTATGGCTCTGTTGCTCTGACTCGTTGCCGTGCTTGCGGTGGACAAGATGAAAAGATTAGCGAAACACGTTGCGAAGTACATCTTCGTGAACTCAATCATATTGATTTCAAAGCCGTTATTGCAGATGAGATTCACCGTTCTAAAGACCCTAAATCAAAGCAAAGTCGTGCTCTCTGGTCTGCTAGTGGAGACTCAAAGATTCGTTTTGCACTTACTGGAACACCTATTGCCAATAATGTTGTAGACCTTTGGTCAATTCTTCATTGGATTTCTCCAAAGGATTGGCCAAGCAAGACAAAGTGGATTGACCGAATGGTTGACACGATGCTCAACGCCTTTGGCGGAATGATGGTTATTGGCGTAAAGCCAGCGATGCAAGATGAGTTCTACAAATCTGTAAACCCAGTTATGCGTCGTATGCTCAAGAAAGTAGTGCTTCCTTGGCTTCCACCAGTTATCAATGAACGCCGAGATGTTGAGATGTCAACTAAGCAGAAGAAGGCTTATGATCAAATGCGTGACCTAATGATTGCTGAACTTGGCTCTGGCGATACGCTAACAGCGCCTAGTGTTTTGACACAAACAATTAGACTTCTACAGTTTGCTAGTTCCTACGCAACTTTGAGCACTAACGAATCTACAGGAGAAATTAAAGCCATTCTTGATTCGCCTTCTTGCAAAGTTGAAGCGTTGATGGATGATATTGACAATGGAGACTTTGGAGATGACTCTGTTGCTGTTTCTGCTGTATCAAAGCAACTTATCAATCTTCTCAGCGCAGAGATGACAAAGAAAAAGATTCCTCACGGTCTTATCACTGGAGACCAAGATGAGGATGAGCGTCAGAAGGCTATTGACGATTTTCAATCTGGTGCAATAAAGTGGATTTTGTTTACAGCACAAGCAGGTGGTGTAGGTATTACCTTGACTGCTGCTCGTCGCTTGATTATGCTTCAGAGGCCGTGGTCTCTTGTAGACCATAAGCAAGTGCTAGATAGAGTTCATAGAATCGGGAGCGAGATACACGACTCAATTGTGATTACTGACTATGTAACTGAAGGAACAATTGAAGAACGTGTGATTCAAGTTCTTGAAACTAAAGCCGACAACTTTGAGCAGATTGTTCGGGACAAAGACCAGTTGCTCAAACTTCTACAAGATGACAAGGCGGGTAAGTTATGAGTGAAATCATTAGACTTTCAAACTCAGAGTTACAAACATTCAAAGATTGTCGCAGACGTTGGTGGCTAAATTACTATCGTCGCTTACAGCCAAAGCAAAAAGATATGACTGGTGCGCTAGCACTTGGAACTCGTATCCACGCAGCCTTAGATGCTCACTACGCACAAGGCACGCCTCTCCTACAGGCTCACTCAGAACTAGTTGAGAAAGATAAGCAACTTCTTCTTGCCGACTTTAGAGATGTCAATGATTTAGAGACAGAAGCCGAACTTGGACGCATCATGCTTGAAGGTTATGAGCAGTGGGTTGAAGAAAACGGAATTGATGCTGAACTTGAAATGATTTCAACTGAAGAAAAGATTGTTGCTCCATTGTTCAATGGTGCTGTAGAACTTCAGGGAAAACTTGATATGCGTGTTCGCCGTAAGGCAGATGGAGTTCGCTTGTTCCGCGATTTCAAAACTGTTGGTGGTTCACTGTCAGAGTTCTCAAGCATGGCTCATATGAATGAGCAGGTTATGACTTATATGCTTCTTGAATCTTCAAAGTTTGATGAGAAAGAACGCTCAGAGGGTGGAATCTTTACTCTCCTAAAGAAGGTACGTAGAACTGCGGCAGCAAAGCCACCTTTCTATGACCACGTTGAGATTAGGCACAATATTTTCACTATGCGTTCTTTCTGGCAACGCATTCACGGAACTATTGCTGACCTAATGAGAATCAGAACAGCACTAGACGCTGGAGAAAATCCTGCGTTCCATGTATATCCACGAGCCAGTAGAGATTGTAAGTGGAAATGCCAATTTTTCGCTATATGCCCAATGTTTGATGACGGAAGCGCCGTTGAACAAGCACTTAGCGATTCGTATGAGGAAAAAGATCCTTATGCGTATTACGACACAGACAAAACAGGAAGCGAGTGACAATGGGCGAAATTCAACGCTCTTTAACGGTTATGGTTTACGGCGAAAGCAAAGTTGGTAAATCAACATTTGCTGTAACTGCACCATATCCTCGCCTAATGCTTGACGTTGAGGGCGGGCACCGATTCCTGCCTATTGTTGTCAAGTACTGGGACCCACTGCGAGAAGAACCACCAATTGCAGATGGAAGTTGGGACACCGTTGTAGTTCAAGTTCGGGACTACGACACAGTTATTAAAACCTATCAATGGCTACAACTTGGAAAGCACCACTTTAAGAGTTTGATTATCGACTCAATCTCTGAACTCCAAGTTAAGTGTATGGACAGCATTGCTGGTACTGAGCAGATGAAGATGCAACAGTGGGGCGAACTACTTCGTCACATGGGTGGTCTTCTACGCGACCTCCGCGATTTAACTATGCACCCAACCAATCCTCTAGAGGCAGTAGTGCTCACTGCAATGTCAAAGACTTCGCAGGATGGACGTCATCGTCCTTACCTACAAGGTCAGTTGCAGATTCAAGCACCATACTTCTACGACATTCTTGGGGCTATAACTTTGGAGCAACACCAAAGCATTGACCCTATGCAAGCACCACAAAAGGTGCGACGTATGTATGTTGAACGTACAAACGAATACGAAGCGGGTGAGCGTGTCCAAGGACGCCTCGGCGCAATCGTTGAACAGGAAAATTTGTCAGTTGACCGAATGTTAGACATGATTTTCGGACCACGACAAACAGCAACAACAACAACTAAGAAAGAGGTAACAGAGTGAGTACTCTCAATTGGAGCGATCTCATCAAGGAAGCCGGCGAGACTGGAACCTACGATGCTCTGCCAGACGGTGACTACGATTTAGTAGTCCTTGAAGCAACAGCAAAGGTTTCACAGAGCGGCAAAACCATGTTCGCAATCAAGGCACAAGTTGAGGGCGGTGCTCACAATAAGCGTCTTGTTTGGGACAATCTCGTTGTATCTCCAGACAGTCAAGCAGCATTAGGTATCTTCTTCAAGAAGATGCACGCTCTTGGTTTGCCAAAGGAATACTTCATGCAACAGCCACAGCCATCAAACGCTCAGATTGAGCAGATTATTGTTGGTCGTCGCTTCCGTGCTCAAGTAGGAACACGTACTTGGCAAGGACAAAAGAAGAACGAAATCAAGAACTACTATCCAGCAGTTGCACCGACAACAGCAACACCTGTAAGTGCCGCTGCTCCAGCACCTGCACCTGCTCCTGCACCAGCGCCAGCACCTGCTCCAGCGCCAATTGCAGCAGCACCGCAAGCGCCGTTCTAAATAAATAAATGTGGTTATTAGGTGCTGTTCTTTCGGGGAAGTAAGTCCAGCACCTAATAATCCTTAAATAAAGGAAGGTTCTATGAAAGTATTTCTTACTGGATGTACAGCATCACACGCATCTACATACTCCAATGAAAAGACACCTTCCTTTGCTGGAATTATCAATATGGCCCTCACGGAGTTGGGTTGTGAAGTTGTTTGGGATAGCCCATCAGTAACGTTTGATAAAGAGTATTTGTCTCAGTTTGACTCAGTAATAGTTGGCGTTTCTTCACCAACAAATGTAACCTCACACAGAATCTATGGCGCATTGTCCGTCATCAAACACGCATCAGAGTTAGGCAACCTTTCTCTTTTTGTAGACACCCCTGACCCACATAAAATTTACGCTGGACTTAGAGAGATATACCTCAACCCACAATCTTTAGTAAAACCTTTTTATTCAAAAAAGCGTGAATACAATCAGGCTTTAGAGCAAGAAAACTATGCCAATATCTTTTCTGGGCTTACTAAGTTATTCACAGAGGCTTGGCCAAAGACTATTATTCCTGCTTACCCTTGGTCTAAGCCAGAGGTTATTTCTAAATACATACCAACCATAGACAACAATAAGTTGTTTCTAGTTTCTCCAGATTCTGTGCTTTTAGAAATTCAACGCTACAGAACTAAATTAGTTGATGGTGATTACTGGTGCTCAGACAGCCAAAAAAGTAAGTGGGCGCTGAGGACATTTGAGAATATTACTAAGCCTGTAGTAAATTACAGACAAAGTAAATGGGAAGCAAACGAAGACATCTTAGAACGCTTAGATAACTCCATTGGAGCCCTTATCTCAGTCTACAAAGATGGAAACCCTTGGTGGCTTCCTAGCCTGTCTCAGGCGCTCTTTGTGGGCGTCCCTGTGGCTACTGACTGGCGTCAGACAGTTCATCTAGGTAGTGAGTGGTCAATACTTCCTGCCGCGATAGAAGAACTAACGCCAGAAAAAAGACTTGAACTAGCAAGACGGCAAAAAGAGTTATACATAGAAACATTGCCTTCTTGGTCTAAGGTCAAGGAAAATTTGGGCAATGTATTGCTCCAAAAAACATACACAATCTAAAAGGAGGAAAAATGTCCGACGCAGATATGGACTGGGTAAAAGAACAACTTACTCAGAACAAAACTAAAAAGGCTGTAGGCGACTCTGTACTCAAATTATTAGAAGTCTGGGAACAGATTAAAGAAAAGAACAAGTCTATGAAAGTAAACAACTCTAAAGATATTGTTGATATTTTTGGAAAACTTGCTCTAGGCCATGCTCTAGTGCCAGAAGATAAAAACGAGAAGTGGGTAAAGGCTCAGGCGGGAGCAATTAAAGTTGCTGACACTGTCAGAGTTATGTACAACGCTTTTGATGAAGACTCTGGAAAATCAGCAATGAATGGCCGTAGAGGCAGAGTTGTTGGTGTTCGATATGGAGACATCATTGTAAAGACAAATGATGGAAAGACCCCTGTCATAGATGGAGCACACTTCAAGCCAGAGAACTTAGAGAAACTGGTCTAGCAATGAAATCTATTACTTACAAGTTTGGTTTTCTTGCTGACAATAAGGAAGAAATACTAAACACAATTACGGAAAAGATTTCAGCATTTGTGGACAACGACTCTGAAGACCCGCTAAGGTACGTCAACTATGAAACAACTGTTACTGACGCAGAAAAAAGTAAGAGTTACCAAGTAGAAGTTATAGCGAGGATAAAAGATGACAACAGATAATTCAGTTCCAGAACAAAACCCTCTGCGGGTTGAAGCCCTCAGAGAAGCAGCAAAGATTATTTCTAGTGACCGCAATAAGCAATATGGAGCACCAGAGGATAATTTTGATAGAACAGCAAAGATTTGGTCTGTAATTTTAGGAATCCCCATAAGCAACGAAGATGTAGCAATGATGATGGTCGGGCTAAAGGTTGCCCGTTATGCATCTAAATCTGGATATCAACCAGACACATGGATTGATATTGCTGGCTACGCAGGTTGTGGCTACGAAGTAGGAGCGCTTGAAAACAAAAATAAGTAATCGAATGCTTGGGGAAGGTATTTCG